ATTAGAAATAAAGCGACCGATTTCGGTGGTGGTATGTTTGAAATGGATTAAAAATTATAAAATATGCCCTTACCAAAGAAAGTTATACCAACATTACCATTAGTCCCACATAAGACATTGTCTGCTCGTAGGGAGGAGTTATTAAATTACATCAACAAGGACGGGACATACCTTCCAAAATCGGTATTACATGCTGATTTGGATAGAGGTATGCTCGATTTTGTTAAAAATGAATTACAAGTAATTAGTGGAGGTGAGATAATTCCAATGGTTGATATTATAATCACAACACAAAACTGGTCACAATATGTGGAAACTGCGTTATTTGTTGATTTGGACTATAACCCATCCCCGCCATTTATAACAGTTGTTAGACAACCCGAAGTTAAATTTGGAACTAATCCATCATTACAATACACTATTCCAAATAGGAAACAATTTTATTATGCGTCAGTTCCAACTTGGAATGGAAACGAACAGGGTATGGATATCTACACAATCCCTCAACCGGTACCGGTAGATATTAATTATAGTGTTAAGATTATTTGTAATAGGATGAGAGAACTTAATCAGTTAAATAAAGTGATTATGCAAACTTTTGCCTCAAGACAAGCGTACACTTTTATTAAAGGTCAATATGTTCCAATCATCTTAAATAATATTTCTGACGAATCTCAAATGAGTTTAGACTCAAGAAAATATTACATTCAAAATTATGACTTTACGATGTTGGGTTATTTAATTGATGAAGAAGAATTTGAGGTTAAACCTGCAATTGCAAGAGTTGCCCAACTTATGGAACTAACAGGTACCGGAAATACTAAAAGACAAAAATACCCAAAAAATCCAAATGAATTTTTGGAAAATTATTTATTTGTTGTTGGTAATGATACTTTGAGTGATATGGTAGCATATACTGCGGACTTATCATTTGCAACTTCCACTAATGTTGAATCATTCGATGTTTATATCAATGGTGATTTTTTTGGTACGGATGTTCAAAATATTCAAATAACAACAAATGATGTTTTAAGAATTGATGTTGTGAAAATTGATGATAATTTAGAGTCAACAATTCAGTTCGAAAACCTACTTGTTTAGTTTTCCCCGTATATATCTTTCTTTTCTTTACAGGTATCTACAATTAATTTTTCTAAAAATTTATACATCTTTAAACCTCGTTTTTCACAGTACTTTTTTAGTATGTCGTGGATGGCGGGGTCAATTTTAATATTCTTAATTTCTTTTGGTTGTTTCATAAGGTAGAAAAAAGGTAGAATTTATTCATACTCTTTATAAATAGATATTCAAAAGTAAAGTTTTTTCATCATTTATTGAATATTTATCTATAAAATAAATCTGCAATAGAATAATTAGATAATGGCAACAGCACAAGCAAATCAAAAAGTTTTCGTTTCACCTGGAGTTTACACTTCAGAAACTGACTTATCTTTCGTGGCACAGAGTGTGGGTGTTACAACCCTAGGTTTAGTTGGTGAGACCTTAAGAGGACCAGCGTTCGAACCGGTGTTCATTACAAACTATGATGAATTTCAGGCGTTCTTCGGAGGAACTGAACCAACAAAATTTGTAAACACACAAATACCTAAATATGAAGCAGCATATATCGCTAAATCTTACTTACAACAATCAAATCAATTGTTCGTTACGAGAATATTAGGTTTATCGGGATATGATGCGGGACCGTCTTGGAGTATCCGAGTTACGGCAAATGTTGACCCAACAACAATAGTTCAAAGTCCTACTTCGGTTACGACATTTAATGTTAATTTTACCGGAGTAACAAGTAATGGTACAATTAATTTTGTGTCAGGTTCTTTTCCAACGGCAATCGAAGAAAACTTATTAACACAATATAGATTATCTGATGGTAGTACATCAACATATAATGCTGACTTCACATCAAATGTTGTTAATGCGGTAACAACAAATTCATTAACCGCAACTACTGCATTTATTTATGGAGCAATTCCTGATACAAATTATTATGATATTGTTGATAATTATACAACAGTTATAAATGAGTTTGGTTCGGACACTAATAACTTATTAACTAATGATTTATCGGCATCTGAAAATGACCCATGGTTTTATGCAACATTTAATAACTACATCGGTAATGCGTATTCAGGATATTCATTTGATTATAATATTAGTGCATTAGAGTTAACAGGAACAGGTTCCTCTCAAACATTTAGTGGTACAATATCAGGAGAATATTTCTCATTTATTGGGACAGCATATACTGAATATAATAATATGGTGGTAGCGACTCTTCGTTCAAGAGGTATATCATTATATTCTAACTCATCATCAAGTGATAATCATGGACCAATATATGAGGTAAGTGGTTTAACTGATGTTACATTATTATCAACAGACCAATACTCAGATATTGATAAAAACCCATTTGCATCATTTGGATTATCGGGAATAACTAAAGATGGTGATACATTTACATTTGAAACAAATTTATCTGCAACATCATCTAAATTTATAACAAAAGTTTTAGGTGTTGATAATTTTGGTAAATCAAGAAATGAAGTTCCTTTATTTGTTGAAGAGATTTATCCAAGTTCATTAGCTTATGCTTATAATCAAGGATATATTAGAGGGGTTAATACTGAATTAGTTGCATTACCAGATGCAAGAAGTGAACAATCAAATTCAATTGCTTATAATGTTGAAAGATATCAATCACCAAGTACACCTTATTTAGTATCTGAATTAAGAGGTAATAAAGTTTATAAATTATTTAAATTTGTTTCAATATCTGATGGGGATACTGCGAATACTGAAGTAAAAGTTTCAATCGCTAACTTATCATTTAATAATATGACTTTTGATGTATTGGTTAGAAGTTTTTTTGATACAGATTCAAACCCTGTTGTTATTGAAAAATTTACAAATTGTAATATGGACCCATTTTCAAACAACTTTGTTGCTAAAAAAATAGGTTCTACAAATGGAGAATATGCATTATTATCCAAGTATGTAATGATTGAAATGGCGGATGAAGCACCAATTGATGCAATTCCTTGTGGATTTGAAGGGTATATTCAAAGAGAGTATGATTCTGTTACTAATCCATCACCGGTTCCAAAGTTCAAAACTAAATATTTTTTCCCGGGAGAAACTATTGCAAATCCACCATTCGGAAATGCGACGGGAAGTTCAAACTTAGTTGAATCACCTGGAGATATTGTTAGAAGAACTTATTTAGGATTTTCATCACAATATGGTATTGATGAGTCTTTCTTATCATATAAAGGAAAACAAAATCCTTCTTCTTGGGTTGTTTCTCCAACACCTGTTGACGGGGCTGCTTGGAATTATGTAAGTAAAGGTTTCCATATGGATTCAGGTGCAACTGTTGTAACTATTTCAAATTCGTATGACACTGGTGGTCAAACGGCTTTTGAGTGTGGTGTGGCGGAATTTAGAAACGACCCTGAAACACAAGAAAATCCTTATTATTTCATCTATTCGAGAAAATATACATTATGTTTTGCTGGTGGATTTGATGGTTGGGATATTTACAGAGAATATCGTACAAATGAAGATAGATTCCAATTAGGTCAATCAGGATTTTTAGCGGGAGCTTCGGCATCTACAAGATATCCAAATGCGACAGGTGAAGGTTTATTCAAACGAATCGTTGTTGAAAACAATACACAAGATTTCGCGAATACTGATTACTACGCATATTTACTTGGTATTTTAACATTTGCAAATCCGGAGGCTACAAACATTAATGTATTAGCGACAGCAAGTATTGATTATGTTAATAACTCAAATTTAGTTGAAGAAACTATTGATATGGTTCAATTCCAAAGAGCAGATTCTGTTTATATTACAACAACACCTGATTATAGAATGTACACACCGGATTCAACAAATCCTCAAGACATTATCTATTCTCAAGAAGCGGTTGATAATTTAGACAACACAGGAATTGACTCTAACTATACTGCAACTTATTACCCTTGGATACTAGTGAGAGATACTGTTAATAACACTCAAATCTATTTACCACCAACAGGTGAAGTTTGTAGAAACTTGGCCTTAACAGATAACATTGCATTCCCTTGGTTCGCATCTGCGGGTTATACGAGAGGTCTTGTAAACTCAGTTAAAGCAAGAGTTAAACTTACTCAAGAGGATAGAGACACGTTATATCAAGGTAGAATCAACCCTATCGCAACTTTCTCGGATGTTGGTACTGTAATTTGGGGTAATAAAACATTACAAGTTGCTGACACGGCACTTAACAGATTGAATGTAAGACGTTTATTACTTCAAGCTCGTAAGTTGATTTCAGCAGTGGCGGTAAGATTATTGTTCGAACAAAACGACCAAATCGTTAGACAACAATTCTTAGATAGTGTTAACCCAATCTTAGATTCAATCAGAAGAGACCGAGGTTTATACGATTTCCGTGTAACCGTTTCATCTTCTCCTGAGGATTTAGATAGAAATACATTAACAGGTAAAATCTACTTAAAACCAACGAAAGCGTTAGAATTCATTGATATTGAGTTCTTCATCACTCCAACAGGAGCATCTTTCGAAAATATTTAATAAAAACCATAAGTGGGGATTATTCCCCACTTTTTAGCCAATTATGAGAAAAATAAGAATACACGAAGGAATTGACGAGAAGGGTACTCCGGACATGAAATATTACGCATTCGATTGGGATGATAATGTTGTTCACATGCCGACCAAAATCATTTTAAAAAATGATGAAGGTGATGAAGTCACAATGAGTACAGATGATTTTGCGGAATATCGACATGATATTGGAGTTAAACCATTTAATTATAAAGGTGACACTATTGTGGGGTATTCTGACAATCCATTTAGAAATTTTAGAACCGAAGGTGATAAAGATTTTTTGGTTGATGCTATGAGAGCCAAGTTAGGACCTGCTTTCGATGATTTTAGAGAAGCAATAAATGGAGGTTCAATATTTTCAATTATCACGGCTCGAGGACATAATCCAAATACATTAAAACAAGCGGTCTACAATTATATTATAGAAGGTTTTAATGGTATTGATAAAGATGAATTAGTTAAAAATTTAAGAAAATATAGGGATATTTCAGATGAAGAAGATATGACTGACGATGAGTTAATTAAAACTTATTTAGATATGTGTAGATTTCATCCTGTTTCATATAATGACCCTGAAGGTGCTGCAAATCCGGAAGAAGCTAAAGTTCGTGCTATGGAAAAATTTGTGGATTATATTAAAGGAATATCTAAAAATTTAAACAAAAAAAGTTTGTTTCTTAAAAAAGATGTGAGTAACAATTTTATTCCAAAAGAACCAACAATTGGTTTTTCTGATGACGATGTTAGAAACGTGGAAGTGATGAAAAAACATTTCAAAGACAAACCGGACAATATTGTAAAAACTTATTCAACAGCAGGAGGAATAAAAAAAGAATATTAAAATATTTATAAAAATAATTAAACTAGTTATAAAAAACTAGAAATAAATAAAAAATATAAACTAGTTAATTAAACTAGTCTGGAATTAAAATATAATAAAATAATTTCAAAAAGTCAACATAAATATTTTCCGTTTGGATATATTTATGATAATAAACAAAGAAAAACTAATTTAATACAATATGGCTGATTTATTGATGAAAATGCCGATTCCTTATGAACCGAAAAGACAGAATCGATTTATATTAAGGTTTCCATCAAGTTTAGGGATTAACGAGTGGTTTGTGGAAAGTGCATCAAGACCAACGATAAAAATTAATTCAACTGAAATACAATTTTTAAATACCTCAACTTTCGTTGCGGGAAGATTTAACTGGGACCCAATTTCAGTTAAATTTAGAGACCCAATCGGTCCATCTGCGGCTCAAGCTCTTATGGAGTGGGTTCGTTTACATGCAGAGTCTGTAACAGGTCGTATGGGTTATGCTGCGGGATATAAAAAAGATATTGATTTGGAAATGTTAGACCCAACGGGAGTAGTCGTTGAAAAATGGATATTATATGGTACTTTTTTAACAGATGTTAATTTTGGTGCGTTGTCTTATAGTCAAGATGCGTTGGCAGACATTACTTGTTCACTTCGTATGGATAGATGTGTATTAGTTTACTAATATAGTATTTATAAAAAACAAAATTCAATTATATTTAACCGTAAAGACAATAAACTTTACGGTTATTTTATTATATGGAAAATCAATCAACAGAATACGGACAACAAAATTTTACATTACCTCATGATGTGGTACCATTACCATCAAGTGGTGTTTTTTATAAAAATAAAAAAAAATCAATCAAAGTTGGTTATTTGACTGCTTCGGATGAAAATATATTAATGGCAGGTGGTTTGGATGTAACCACTAATTTATTAAGAAATAAAATCTACGAACCTGACCTTAGGATTGAAGATATGTTAGAGGGTGATGTGGAGGCTGTTTTAGTATTTTTAAGAAATACTGCATTTGGTCCTGAAATGAATTTGAATTTAATTGACCCTATAACTAAAAAACCATTTAAGGTTACGGTTTTATTAGACACTTTATCAGTTATTAAAGGTCAAGAACCATTAGAGGATGGTACATTTGTTACTACTTTACCAAAATCAAACACAACGGTTAAACTAAAACCATTAAATTATGGTGAAATTACGGAGATATCAAAATTAGAATCTTCATATCCTCAAGGTCGAATTGTTCCCAAAATAACTTGGAGGTTACAAAAAGAAATTATTGAGGTTAATGGTGTATCAGATAAGTCTGAAATCGCGAAATTTGTTGAAACTATGCCAATTGCTGATTCAAAGTATATCAGACAATTTATGAATGAAAATGAACCAAGATTAGACATGAGTCGAGTTGTTAGCACCCCATCAGGAGAAAGAATGACAGTTAATGTCGGATTTGGGGTGGACTTTTTTCGCCCTTTCTTCTAATTATCGAAAAGGACAACTAGATGAATTTTTCTATTTGAACACTTTAATGAAGATTACCTATCAAGATTTTATGACTATGCCATTGTTTATTAGAAAATATTTGTTAGATAAATGGATTGAAGAAAATAAAAAGGACTGAAAACTCAGTCCTTTTGTATTTATATAATAATACAATATCGAAATTATGCAGGCAGCTGAACAATCACCGGAAGAATATAAAAACTCCTTATTGAGGTCACTTGACCTAGCCCATGAATTAGGAAAGTACTTAGGTGAAATACAAGAATCTTCAATTGAAGTGAATAAAGTTTTCACTCAAGGAAGACTACGAGTATCTGAACTTATTACAGGTATTGCTGATGCGACTCCTCAAATTAATAGATTGGGTGGGTCCATGAAAGATGTTGCTCAAGTTATGGGTGATATTGCAGAAGCATCTAATCGTAATTTAATTGCTAGTACCAAAGAAGTTGAAAAATTATATGCTGCTCAGCAAATATTAGAAATTGGTGCGAGTACATTAACAAATTCGTTTTTAGATGTTGGTATTGGGTTACAAAAAATTCCTGAAGAACTTGAAAAATCGATAAATTACGTTCAAAGTATTGGTGGTAATGCGAAACAAGTGATGAAGGATGTTCAATCCAACATGTCTCAAATGAATCGTTATCAGTTTGAAGGTGGTGTTGCAGGGTTAACTAAGATGGCGGCTCAAGCATCTATGTTAAGATTTGACATGGGTGAAACATTTAGATTAGCTGATAAAGTTTTAGACCCTGAGGGTGCAATTGAAGTTGCTTCAGCATTCCAAAGGTTAGGTGTATCGGCAGGTAATCTTGTTGACCCATTTCAATTAATGAATATGTCAATTAATGACCCATCAGGATTACAAAATAGTTTGGCTGATGTTGCAAAACAATTTAGTTATTTTGACGAAGAGACTAAAACCTTTAAAATAAATCCTCAAGGTGTGTTAACCCTTAGGGAAATGGAAAAACAAACAGGTGTTAGTGCTCAAGAAATGAGTAAGATGGCTTTGGCGGCTGCAGAATTAGACCAAAGATTATCTGTGATTGACATGTCTGGTTTGTCGATTGGAAGTGAAGAAGACAAACAATTTTTAGCGAATATTGCAAAAATGGGTGAAGGTGGTGAATATGAAGTTCAGATTAAAGACGATAAAGGTAAAGTTGAAACTAAAAAATTGTCTGAAATCACTCAAACTCAATTTGATAAGTTAATACAGGAACAAAAAGAGACTCCAAAAACAATGGAAGATATTGCGAGGGCTCAAATGGGGATTTCAAAAACAATTGAAAGTGATGTGAGTGCGATTAGAAATGCTTTAGTTGGTGGAGGGGTTTCTGCGAAACAAGTTACTCAAACTATTGTTGGGGCTCAAAGAACTGTTGATGTTTTAGGTGGTGAGGCGTCCAAAAAATTTGGAGACACTAAAACCGTTAGAGGAGAAACGGAAAAGGTGTTATCCGATTTAGGAGACTTAATTAAAGACTTTAAAGATAGTGCTAAACCTGCAACTGAATCCTTATCACAATATTTGGAAAAAGTTGGAAACCAAATGAATTCTATGGAAAAAAGATTTGGTCAGTCTATGAAAGAATACACTGAAAATGTCTATAATAAAATAGGTGATGAAACATATGTTCAAAAATTTGTTAAAGAAAGTGCGGGTAAAGTTGGTGGTATAAATGAAGTTAACAGAAGTGTTGAACCATTAACGGTATCTAATAATAAAACTATTACTGAAAACATTATCCAAAATAATCAAACATTTAATACTAAAGGTACTGTCGATGTTGGAGGTAAAATTCAAATAGAAGTTTCTACCCCATCAGGAGTTACAACCGAACAAATGAAACAATTCATGGATGAAACTTTCAATGGACCTAAATTCAAAGATTATATAATGAGAGTGGTGACACCTAAAGATTTGAAAGAGCCTACCCCAAAAACATATTAATAATCTATTTATAATAAAAAAATATTGATGACAAATAGTCCTTTAGATTTAGTAAATTCGGATGCTTTTAGAAAGAAACTTATAACGAGAAATTTAACACCATATGCTAAATCTCCGAATAGACCTTCGGTTCAAGTACCTTACGAACATATTCAGTCAGATTTATCAGTAATTGATAGTCCTGACCAATTAATTGACGTGCCTTCATTTGCGAATCAGTTATATCCGTTAAATAGATATGGTAATGAGGGTGGATATGAACAAGTACCTGACCCAAACGGACTTACAAATACAATTTCAAATCAAGGTGAATATGGACCTGGTCAACAAGACGCTCATATTGTTGATGAGGGTTATGATGCGGTTAGATTATGGAGACCTTTGAATGCTTATGCTGATGGATTAAACGTTTTTGACTCTGCAGAATCATTTTCAAGTTTAGAAACGGTTAGACCTGACCAAGATAGACAAGGTAATGGACAACCATATCCGGGGTCTATTGTTAACTCATCTTATTCACCATTATCGATTTTATTATCACCTGACCCATCAGGTAGTAATGGATTATTAAGTCAAGATTCGTTTATTGCTCGTTTGGGGGCTCAAACACTTAGAAATGAGTTTCAGGAGAGAATTGCTGCTAAAATAAGACTTGAAACGATAGGACAAGCCAACATTTTAAATGTAACAAGTGGTACTGATTTAGTTAATATTTTATCAGGACAAGTTCCGATATTAGAACCAAATTGGCAAATAACAGTACCCGCAAATCCAATAACCGCTGCGGCAGATTTTGCGTTAAGATTAGGTGGAAGTATTTTACCTGTTTCTTTAATACCGGGTTCTTATTTTGACCCGACAATTAATCCGGGGCTGCCAACAACTATTCAACAGGTTACTAATGCAATTGCCGGTACAGGTATTGGTAATTTCTTTAATCAACTATTAGGGGGAACACAAACAGGTTCACAAATTTTTTATAATAATACTGGTGCCGGTCAAAAATCTCGTTTATTTAAAAACATTGATTATAACAAATATAAACCAAATTTTGTTAGAGGTGTATTTGATAGATTAGAAGGTGCTATAACAGGAACTCTTTCAGATAATAGTAATTATTATGTTGGTTCTATTACATCAGAACCATCAAGAGTATTTTCTCCTGGAGGGGATTTACCTGTTGACCAATTTGGTAAAGAACAACAATCACCTGTTTATGGTCCTCAAGAATTGGCTCAATTATATGAAGGACCTAGTAAAGATATTAGATTAGGTGCTAATGGTCCGACTTATGGTAATGGTGGAGGTGTTGAAGGTGGATTTACTTGGGTTTCACCTAAGTATAAAGAAAATGCCGGAAAAAAAGTAGGTCTTGGTGGTGTTGTAACTAATGAAGATGAGGATTTCAAACCGTCGTCTTATAACACAACTGAATCTACAAACAGAACATTTAAGGGTGGTTCTATTCTTGACGATACTCAAAGAATTATAAATAGTCAACCTCAAGGGGGTCGAAGACTACAACACGTTGGAAACGCTATTGACCAAGTTAGTAAAGTGTTCCACGATGGGTATAAAGAAATAACTAAAGGTTCTAAAGTGTATAGATATGTTGGTGCCATTGGACAAGAAGTTGGGACAGAATATTGTCGTATATTTGCAAAAGATATACCATATCTTCAATATAATGACCTTCAAAAAACTGACGGGATAACAACATCAGGTCGAAGATTTTCAGATTCTGTGTTAGATAATACATATAACCTTAATATTGTACCAAACAAACAGGAAGGTGGTCAAGATTCTACAAATATTATTGGAACTACCAATAATGCTTATGCTAAAAAATATATGTTTTCATTGGAGAATTTGGCGTGGAGGACATCAAGTACTCCGGGTTATTCAGTATCCGATTTGGCAGTTTGTGAAAGAGGACCAAATGGTGGTAGAGTTATGTGGTTTCCTCCGTATGATTTAACCTTTAGTGAAACAGTTAATGCAAGTTGGAATTCATCTGAATTTCTTGGTAGACCCGAACCAATATATACCTATAAAAGTACAACAAGAGGTGGGTCTTTAAGTTGGAAGATAGTTGTTGACCATCCGTCTTCATTGAATGTAATTGTAAATAAAATACTTAATAATGAGACAAATCGGACTAGAGTTGATAGTATTTTAGAATCATTTTTTGCTGGATGTAGAAAATATGATTTATATGAGTTGGCTAAAAAGTATTATACTGTTAACCCAAATGATTTGTATTTATTACAGCAAGCAATTTCTTCAAAAGAAACCACTAAAGAACAAACTGAGTATATTAAAAAAACTATTCAAACAGGTAATAATTCACCAACAGGTGCTAATACAAATGTTGCTCAATCCGGTAGCCAAGATTTATTTGGGAAATACAAAGATTTAGGGTTTTATTTTGAAAACGATTATCCAAAAAAAGGGAACGTAAGTTCGTATCCTTCTCAATACGATTTGTATATTAATAATAAGGGTGTTTATGAAACAAAACCAAACGCTACCCAAACTACTGAAGTTTTTGAAACTGTTGTAACACCTAATTATGAGGTAATGAAACAATTGGCGATTGATATTAATAACCAACTTAAATCTAATAGTGAAGGTAATATCACGATAACTATTGATGCAAGTTGTTCGGCACCTGCAAGTCAAACATACAATATTGAATTGGCTAAAAGAAGAATTGAATCTTCTATAAAATTTTTCCAAGATAATGAAAATACTAAAATTTGGTTTGGTAAAAGGTTATTTGTTAATGAAGGTAAGAGTTTAGGTGAGCAAACGGTTACTTTACCATTGGCTTCAAAAACAAGACAAACACCATATGAATTACCATTTGTTAG